TCGGTAGGTAGTCGTAGTAGTTTTGAAAATGCTCGGCCTGCAATGCCATTGCCGTGTTGCAGTAGAAAGTCTCGCCATCAGGGTCAATCCTGACTTCAATCAGCTTGTCGCCGTCCTTTAGGCCATCGCCGTTAACCCGCAGCGCCTCGCCGGTGTTGCAAGAATCAAACCCGAACAATTCAAACTGGCGGTATCCAAGGACGTAGAACAGCGAAATGGCCCGCAGGCCGGAGGTAGTGCCACCACCAATCAACATGACGTTTGTGGGGCGATTTTGGCCCTTGGTGATGTATGGATGCCAAATGGTGACATCGCAACCTTCAAGGTTGTCAAACATCGCCGGATGGCATTGTGATGCGATCATGTACCGCACAGCCTTGTGGGGCTTGTAGAACGCGATCCGATGCTCTTGTGGGTCGATTGCTAATGCGTAATCAGGAATCACGCCGTTGTCAATTAGCCAATCGTGTGCGCCCTTAATGGCAACAACCGGCGCACCGGCAGCTTGCATTTTCTTGATGAGTTCTAGTTGCCCTGTGACGCTTGGGGCGCTTGCCACCAACATGATTGGGCTAGCGTGTGCGTGTTGATTGTGAACAACCTGTGGATAACCTCGCGCTATCGCAGCATCCATGTGCGCGAACAGCGTGTTGTCATCCGCAACACATTGACCAGTGACTTTGAGTGGAAGAAAACTCATTAAGAAAACCCCGCTTCTTTAGCGGGGAATCCGGTTTTAGCCTGCTCCGACCATGATCAAGCCAGCATTATTAACCATGCAGAATGGTGCAGATGCTGACGTTGCCGAGGTGTTAGCCACAATACCTTGGATGAAACCGGCAGACACGGTTGTGTCATCCAGCGATCCAGCGGTAGCTGTGGTGTACAAAGGCACTTTAGGCTGGCAAGCAACCAGCAAGTTAACCTTGAGCATACCGTTAAGACCGACCCAGCCGTAGTAGCTGGAGGCAATCGCGGTTTGTGCAAAGCCAACCATGTTGAAACCCAGCGCAGCAGCATTGGTGGTGGTCACAGGCACAGCACGCATAACGGGAGTTGTACTCGCCGAATCTGCGTAACTGGACATGATCACAGCATCGTAAGCGCTGATGGTGGATTCGGCGCGAACAAAAATGTAAACGCCGTTGTTAGAAGTGCCGACCCGAGTGCCAGGGGTAACGGGGAACAAGGTAGTGGAACCGGCAGACGTAGACGCATAGGTTGCGGTTAGGTCAATACCAATTTTTCCATCGGTGACGTAATCAGCCATGATAATTCTCCTTATTCGGTCATTACGCCTTGGAACTGAAGTCCCGAGGCAGTCATATTGCCGGCCCACCCAATTAAACGAACGATCGCGTCCTGATTGGTCGACATACGTTCATCGCCGATTGGGACGAAATTGCGGTTGGTGTGTGGTCGGAAGAAGATGTACTTGCTATTCAAGAAATAGCCAGTAGAGGCGGGGATATTGCCGCCGATACCACCGTCCAACACCACATCAGCGTTCATGTACTTGCTTGCAACAAAGCCGAGTTCAGCCATCTTGCTAGAGCCAGGGAAACGCTGGATGTTTTGCAGGGAAGACATGAAGAATCCCCACAGGTTGTTATCCAACAAGATCAAGTCAACCACATCGCTACCGCGCGAGGTCTTGGCATACAGGCGGTTGAAACCGGTCTGAATGTTGGAAGACGATGCGGATGCGCCGAGGTCGGTTGAAAAGTCAAACGTCTGATTGCGCCAAAAAGACCATGTGCTGCGATCAATACCGCCGACCACGCCGGTTGCCGGATTAGCAACCACCATAGCTTGCAGACCAGTGATCTGCTTGCCGTTGTTGGCTGTGCCGTCCGAGTAGATACCGGTCGAGATCAAGTTCTCAATCGATGCCTCGGCAACGTCCAAACGTGCGTCAAACAAATCGATGATCTGTTCTTCGCCGCTGTTTTGGAGCATTTCCAAGCCATTGATGGTCACTGCGACAGCGGCCTGCTTGATAGGGAACTGAGCCGCGCTGATAACGTCCGCAGGGCTGATGTCCAAGACTTCAGCGCCTGAGTAGTACATTGCGGTACTGTTTGCTTGGAACGACAATTCTTGAAGAATGGTCGAACCGCCGGTGAACGGCTTGTACCGTCCTTTTTCACGCAGACGGGTCAGCAAAGCATTGTTTTTGGTCACGTTGTCGGCGACTGTGCCGGAACGCGATTCAATGGTCGTTGCCAAAACGTCTGAGTAGTTTGCATTTGCGTATGCCATGACTAACTCCTATTTAACCGAAAGACCGTAGCGCATTGGCTATCACGGCCCGCCGGTCGGTTTGATTAATGACGGGGTTTGCGCTGCTACCAGGTGCGCCGCGCACACTTACCGCCGCTGTTCTTGCTCTCTGCACTTGGGCTTGCGCTTGCGACTGTTGTTGCTGTTGAGCATACAAACTTTGCGCGATTTGCGGATCAAGCCTAATTGCCGTGTCATATGCCAATTGCAATTTCTCGCGTTCAGACATCTGACTTGTGTCACCCAAAACCTGTGGCGCTTGGAGAAGCTGCAACATCCGGTCGGAGACTGCCTCAAAGTGCAGATTTGCGGGGTCGCTCGCAAACTGCTGGATAACAGAGAGTGCCCTGTTTTCGTTCGATTTCTGCGCTTGGTACTGCTGCTGCGTTATGTGTTGCGTCAGTTGCTGTACTTGTTGCGCGAGATCATTGTAATGCGAATCTGACTGAACTGGTGCAGTCCCGCCCAAATGGGCAGAAACTTGATCAATCGGAATCTGAAACTGCTGGATCATATGAGCCACGGCCTGGCTCTTTTGTGCCGGTGTGCCCGTCCGCAACAGGGCCGCAGTCTGCAAAAGGGGAGCAATAGCCTGCGCCGGAGTCGTGTTTTCGTTCCGCAGAATCCACTCATACGGGGCAAATTGCTCGGTGATGGCCCGTGCCTCGGCATCTCGTGTTTTGTACTGGCTAATGCCTTTTTCATAGTCGGCATCGCGCTGAGCAAAGGCTTGCTGGAGTTCCTGCGGGGCTTTTTCCCAATGGTCTTTCAATTCCAAACGCAAGGATTTGGGCATATCCACCCGAGGTTTTTCGGGCGTATTCGGTGCTTGGGATTCGCCGGTTGGGAATTTGGGCGCAAATTTGCCCTTTTCACGGGGCTGGCTTGGTTTGCCTTGGTTTGCAGGATCAGATGATGTTTTTGCCAATGCCTCGCGGATCGTATCGGCACGGCTTGGCGGCTCTGCTGGCGCAGCCGCAGGCGCTTCGGGTGTTGAAACTAATTCGGTCGTGTCGGGTGCGACAACTTCGTTTTCCATCATTTCATCCTTTTCATTTGGTCGAGGGTCATTTTGATCATTTCCTTACGCTCGGGCGGCGGTCGGTTGTGCAGCCGATTTGCCATCTCCACGTTCAAGTTGCTGCGCTGAGTCGGCGCAATGGGTGCGCCTGGGCGGTCAAACTCTTGCACCCGCGCCACTTGTCCACGCAAACGGGCGGTGTGGGCTTCTTTTTTCTTTGCCCACTGCGCTTGGGCGTATTTGACATCCGAATGGCCCATCTCGATGGAATCGGTGGCCTTCAAATGTTCGCGCCATTGTGCGCGGCCCATGATCATCTGTCCATCCGGCGACCGAAAAGGCTCAATGTCGCCAAAAATCATCATGCGGTCGGCGGTCGGCCCTTTGTTTCGCTCATAAGGCTCGGAGCCGTCAGACGGGAAAACCCATGTTTCTTTCATAGCATTTCCAGTAGTTGTGCGATTTCTTCGTCATCACGCCGCAATCTTATCCGAAATTCAAGCTGCCTTACTTTTTCCATCATAGCAGCGTAGTCAATCGGGTCATGGGCGGCAATCTCAATGGCTTGGATTGGTGCGCTGGTTATTTCTTCGCGCTCTGCTGGCGGTAGGCCAAACAGGGCTTCGCGCAGTTTTAGCTTGCGCTGTCCTTCAGTCTTCCGGTCAGCGTCCCATTGTTCGCCGCGCTTTTTCTCATCAAACCCAAAGTGCCCACCTAATGGGATTTCTGCCGGTGGCGGCGGCGCAATTTCGTAAACGGCGCTAAATGGAAGTGCGGCAAAGGCTGAAAAGCCAAACATTTATGCGCCCCATACAGCGGCAAGCCCATCGGCATAGGTCTTGTTCACAATGTCTGTACCGGCTGACGGTGCTGTGGAAACTGTGCCGGTTGTGGCGGCAATGTTTAAAAACGTGCCATTTCGGGCTGTGGTTGCGCCAATGGTCATGTTGTCCATTGTTCCCACATTGGTCGGGGCAACTTCAATTGACCCCATGCCGCTAGGCTTCATGTGAACATGGCCTGTACCAATCGGGCTGATGTCAATCTGCGCGTTTGACCCGTTCATGTTGGTCGAAACATTGACCGATATGTTGTCGCCGCCGCCAGCGCCCATGCTGATCTGAGTTGTGCCAGCAGAGTTTTTCAGCGACAAACCGCCCGAATTGGTGGCTTGCACCGTTGGCGTTGTTAGCTTGGTCAGTGTTGCATCAGTACCGACAGTGACCGCCTTTTGGGACGGCAAAGTCACAAACACATCTTTTGTGCCTGCCGCAAATGCAATTTTGCTGCCGGTGCTAGACGAAATCACCGTGTCGCGGGTCAATGTGCCTGCTGAATACGTCCCAATGCCAACTTCCCATTGGGCATCCAGCGTGATTGTGTAATAGGTCGTGTTCCCATCGCCTACTGCGGTGAATGACTGAAAGCCGGTGACCGACCCGTCTAGCGTAAATGTGCCCGATCCCGTTGTCGTGGATGTCTGTCTGACCCGATCCGCGAGAACAAGACTCATTGGACGGCCTCCACGCCGACCACCATTCCATCAGGGCCGCGAATGACCCGCTTGGGCGCGTTCAATTTTTGCATGGCAGCGCCAATGTTCTGCATGGTTTCGCCGTGCATATTTGCCATTTGGTCATGCATCAAGGCCATTTTGTCCATGACTTGCATGATTGGTGCGCCCAGTTCGTTGGTTATTTGTGCAGCCGCTGCTTCAACGACCGGTAGGTCGACGCCAGGGTTGCTACCAATGCGAGCCACCATGATTTTGGTCGCTGCATCCAATTCGGCTTTCCATCGTTCATATTCTTCCTTACCAGCCATTTCACGGGCTTTTATCTGCAATTCGTTGTTTTGCTTGACGGTTTCAAAATCAGCTTTCATCTGCGCCAATTGCATTTCGGCTTGCATCTTCGCCTGGTGCATCTGCATTTCAAGCTGTGCCTTGCCTTGTTCAATTTGGGCCTGCGCCTGCATTTTCATTTGCTCGGTTTGCGCTTGCGCTTGCATCTTCATCTGTTCTGCTTGTTGGTCAGATTGCAATTGCAGCATTTCCGGTGATGGGCCAGGCTGCTGTTGTTTAGCCATTGCCGCTTTTTCTTCCAAGGCTTTCATGGCACGTTCAACTGCGCTTTCCAGCCCGCGACCGGCGCGGAACCGGCGCACCAAGAACAGCAGCATCTCGGATGCCATCGGCAAGGTTTCGGGCGCTTGGGAAATCATGGGGATTGCCTCACGCAAAAACAGTCCAATGGCTTGGATGGCCTCTTGTGCGCCTTGTTTCTCTGCTTGTTCATCAATCTGCGCCAAGCTGTCGGCCTCAACCGCAATGTGAAAGTCGCGGATGGTGCTGTTGGACAGCATCTGCACGGCGGCTTGCAGCAATTGTGGGTTTTGCCCATCGGGTGTGTCCATCACGCCGGACATTTGCACAATCAACTCAGGCGGGTAAAACTTGCAGATTACTTGCGCTTTTAGCTTAAAGATGTCAGACGCAAATCGCGCCACATCGCCTTGGCTGCTACGCATCCGCAAGCTGCCAAAGTTTGCCTTTAGCTGTTGTGCGCCAAGGGTTTCTTGGGCTTTGGATGCACCGCGCAGGATGTCCGAAATGCCCATGATTTCGTAAATGGCCTGCTTGACTTGTTCCCGTGCGGAATACAGTTCCCGTAAGGTGACAATAATGGTTGATGTGTCCATCATGTCGATAGCGCCTTTTAAGCCGCCCTTTTCCGACATTGCCGCCCATGAGGTCACAGGGAACAGCTTGTTATCCACGCCTTCGGTGAACAACCGGCCCAATTCCTTGAATTCGGCATTGAACACGCCGACCGCTTTACAGGCTTTGGTCAGCAAGTAGATGCGTTGGGTCAGGTTGTCCAGTTCCTGCGCTTGATCTTCGTACTCAGCATAGTCCGGCACGGGGATCATTGTCCCTGTGGTTGTGGTTGCCATTAGCGGGCGCGGGCAGGGGAAGAATTCTTCCAGTTCCAGCGGGTCATCGCGCTCATCTAGCGCCTGTGGATAACCTTTGGCAACCCAGCAAACCTTACCGGTGCGCTTGTTCCAAATCTCAAACACCTTGGCTTTTTTGTCGTAGGTGTTGCGGGCGGTCATTGGATTTTTAGCATCCATGTCCGTGTTGCTGCTGTCTAGGCCCACGTTCTTAAACACATCGCCAAAACGCTCAATGCCTTCGTCTTTGGTCATGTAGACGGCGCGGGCCACCCACCAAACTTCGTCCCATGTGCGGGCTGGGCTATGCAAAAAGTCTGTCCAATAGACGTAATCAATTGGGCTGTGCGCCGCATCAATGCGCTCTGTCGGCTCTTCTTGGCTGTTGTAAATCTGAGCCTCGCCTGGCTCTTCTACATCAACAGCGGCCTCGCTTACTTCGGGCTGTTCATGGACAATTACCGGCTCATAACGAATCCATGCCGTGCCGCGCCCAGGCAGCAATCGGTCTTCCACCACGCCGCGCATGGCTTGGTCAAAGTCGCCAAATTGGAGGGTTTCGTACTCCATGACCCGTTCAAGCATCGTGGATGCCAGCCGACCTACAGGGTCTTGATCCATGTAACGGCGGGAAACTTCGGGCTTGGCCTGCCTGCCGTACAGCGCAGGAAACAGCACTTGGATGTTTGACCACAGGATGTTGTAACGCACCCTGGGCATCTCTACCGCATCGCGCTCATCACGATAGCGCTTAATGATCTTATGACCGCGCTTTTCCCACTTTTCAAAGACCTTTTGCGCGGCCTCTATTTGGTCGTGCCAGTACGGGCCAGGGTCATCGCCCTCGTATGCACCCATTTCTTGATAAGCCATTAGCTACCCGCAGCAAAGAAGAATGTTACGTCCAATGCGCTGCCACCAATCGTAGCGTAGAGGCTTACGCCCACATTGGCGGGGAATCGGTGAAACCCAATGGCGGGTGTAATTGTGCCCGACATTACTTCGCCGCCGGAGCCGCCATTGCGTAACACCAAAGTGCCGCTGGTTGTGTTGTTGACGTAAAAGCCAATCAGTTGGCACGGGCCAGGCGTTACTGCGCCGGTTGCTGTGATGTTTTTGTATCCACCGACTTCTGCTACAGGTTGGCTCATATGCGTTCTCCACGATGTTGTTGCGTGTCATATTCCCACAACTCATCCAATGTGATGGTTTGCAGGGTCTTGCCCTTGGGCGGCGTTTGATCTCTAGCCTCTTGCCTGTAGGCGACTGCAAGCATTCTAAAGGCATCCGCTGGGTGTGAACACCAGTCATGGCGGGGATTTTGTCGAAATGCCTTCTTGTCCTCGTCGTATTCCCGCTGATATTGGCGCAACGCCTCTAGCCCATCCTCACAGCTTGGGTCGAAATAGCACCGTGGCAGCACCATCCTGACCGCCTGGATGCCGTCTTGGATGCCAATCTCAGGCACGATTGCCAGCTTACTCATGCCGCCAAGGTGCGCCGCAAGCTGTTCCACGATGGATTTGCCGCCCGATGCCAGCGTCTTTGCCCGTGCGTCATGCGGTAGGTAGTGCTTTGTGTACCGGTAGCCTTTATCGGTGACCACTTGGGCTATGTCCTCAATGCCTGCGCCGCTGACGGCGTAGTAGTCCATGACCCTAATCTCGCCGCGCACCACCTGATAAAACCATATTGCCGTGTCATCGCGGTAACCTAAATCCCATGCGGTATAGACCGGCGCGTCGACATCAAATGGCAATTCCCTTATCCGGCCTTCGTCCTGCGCCAAGCGCATTTCTTGCCCATAGAAAGCGCCCATGATTGCCGCATCAAAGCTGCATTCGTATTCTTGGTCGTATTGGTCTTGGCTCAACTGTGCCCGTGCCGCTTCCAATTCGGAATCAGGCAGGATTTTGCTTAAAGTCGCTGGCAGCCGCAACAGAAACCAGTCCGGCGTGTTTTGGCTAACCTTGTAGATGTCGTGGAACTGGTTTTTACCCTTAGGTGTGCCTCCAAAGACTGCCCAACCCAACCGGTCAGACAGCGTAGGCCGGATCACATTACCCCACACGCTAGGCTTGAAATCGCCGTATTCGTCAAGGTATACGCCATTAAAACCCAGGCCACGCATAGCGTCAGCGTTGTCTGAGCCAAACAGCATGATCTTTGCGCCGTTGATCAGTTCCACCATTAAATCGGCTTCGTTTGTGTTTTTGGTGATTGGCGCAGCGTAATGCTTAAGGTAGTCCCATGCCACCCGCTTGGCCTGGCTGCGAAAAGGGGCAATGTAAGCATACTGTGCGCTGCGGTTGCCTTCTGTGATCGCCCGCTTAATCACATCGTTGATTGCCGCCACGGTCTTACCGGCCCTTCGATGTGCAACCAAACATGACCAGCGGGTCGTGCGCTCATGGAACGGCATAAATGCGACCCGCGGGCTATATGGCAGGATTATTTCCCTGCTGCCCATTTGATCACCAAATCATTACCGTCAGCGCCGGTGATTTCCTGCTTGACCGTTTCAGCCCAGCGCATTTGCGTCTTTGTCCACCATATCAGCGCCGTGGTGTCCCCGCTAGTGGCTTTGCTAAACAGCGTTTTGGCAATCTGCCCGTTGGCTTTGGCCTTGCCTAAGTCCAATTCGGCGCGGTAATACTTTCGCAGGGTCTTATCGTCTATGCCCACCAAAATGGCAATTTGTTCGTGAGGCAGGCCCAATCCGCTGGTGCTTTCGACCATCCTGCGGCTTTCATCGGTTGGCTTGTGAGCCTCTTGAGCAATGATTGGCATTTTTTAGAGGGGAACTCGGTTAAGCTGGTTGAACATTCTCGGACAATAACACAGCCGTCTTGCCTGTGAAGTCTTCCCAGCGCTTCACTATAACGTCGCAATACTTTGGGTCTAACTCCATTAAATATGAATGCCTGCCTAATTTTTCAGCAGCAATCATTGTTGTTCCCGTACCGCCAAAAGTGTCTAATACCTTTCCTTGTATTGGACAAAAATTCTGAATGATGTTCTCAGGTAAATATGATGGAAATGTGGCCTTGTGTATTTTTGAAAATTCATTGCCAGCAGCTGATGCACCTTCAATTACGTTGTAATACGAACCTTGACTAAATTGAGCATTCTGAAATTTACGCTTACCATCACCAAAACAAAGAATAAATTCCACTAAATTGTTGATTACACCGCCTTGAATGTGAGGTGCAACATTGTTTTTTTTCCAATAAATGATGTCTTTGAATTGTTCTCTGTAATGTGATAACACATCCAAAATTACTTTTTTGTTGCCTTCTACCAATCCAATGTTATACAAAACTTCATTAGATACAGCAAAAATACAATTTAAGTTTGCTATTAAAAAATCTTTGTAATCATCTTCTGATTGATTGTCATCAAACAAATTGTATTTTTTTTTGGTTCGAGCATTTCCTTTAATTTCTAATGACCCAGCGTTATATGGAGGACTTGTAAAACAAATGTCTGCTCTTTTTCCATCCATCAACCTATCCACAGCATCAATGCTAGTGCTATCCCCACACATGAGCCGGTGGTTGCCCAATTGGTAAATGTCGCCCAGCTTGGTCTTTGGCTCTTCCGGCACATCAGGCACGGCATCTTCATCGGTTAAGCCCTGCACCACTTCCGGCTCGAGCAATGCGTTTAATTCTTTTGGGTCAAACCCCAGCAGTTCCAACGCAAAGCCGTCTGCCAGCAAGTCGTTTAACTCAATGGTAAGCATCTCATTGTCCCAGCCTGCGTTCAGCGCCAGGCGGTTGTCGGCAATGATGTAAGCCCGCTTTTGCGTCTCAGTTAGGTCTGCCAGTTCAATGGTAGGCACTTCCTTGTAACCCAACTTACGCGCCGCCATGAGTCGCCCGTGGCCCGCAATGATGCCGTTGTCCCCATCCACCAAAATGGGGTTTGTCCAGCCAAATTCCTTGATGCTTGCCGCAATTTGCGCTACTTGTGCGTCCGAATGGGTGCGGCTGTTCTTTACATAGGGAATAAGGCTGTCGACCTTTTTTTGCGTAATTTTCAATTGCTTATTTCTTTCATGTTGATCAACCCGTTCAAAAGACGGCTTTTGGTATTAAGCCAAGGCTTGCTGTAATCACAATTAGCGTAATGGTCAAATTCCGGTATGCCTAGCGTGAAATGCGCTATTTTTGTCCGCAAATGGTCGTGTTCGCCTACCAGCACGTTCCATTCCCTTGGCAAGTCGCCGATCAATGAATCAGGCAGCCATTGAAATCGGTGCAGTTCTTCGCCGCTGGATTCGTCTATGAATTCGGGTGTCAACACCCTGTTGCGGTTATGTTCGCAGTTCCACAGCATCAGGCTTGACCAGTTTTTCCTTGGGTAGTCGCCGTTTCGGGCTTCCATTGGTGTGCCGATGTACTTCCTCGGGTGCTTAGTCTGATAGTCGTGCTTGACCACCTGGACGGCATAGCGCGCATCAAACAGGCTTTCTAGGTCTTCAATGTCTGCCAGCATAAGCATATCGCTGCCATCCAAAAATATGGCTTTGCCTTGGAATCCGCACAGAAATGGGACTAGAAACCGCTGGTAGGTGAATGCGTTTGTGCCGTCCCGCTGCTTGCCGGACAAGGGCGTAATGCTGACCAACCCCTTAGTGCGCTCTATGACCGATTGGCAGAATACATGGTAGCCCACAGCTTCCCGCGGGTCGTATCCTGCAAATATGCGGATCATTTGAGGGTTAGTTTGTAAATCGTAGAGTCCACCAGCGCGGCAATTTCGTCCACGATGTTTTGCAATTGGCTGTCATCCGGCAGTGCCACGCGATTCTTCTCAATAAACGCTTTCATGCTTGCCATGTACTTCTGCGGGTCTTTTGCGTTGTGAAAGTTCTCGGGGTAATCCTTAATCTTTTCATACCCGCCGTTGTATGCCTCGGCAAACTGGTCGGTCAGTTCAATAATTTCGGTGTAGTACGCGCCCAATGCCATGTGCACCGCAAAGCTGTCGGTTGACAAATGCATAAAATGGGTAACTGTGCCGCTGTGCAGCATAGTCGAAATGAAATCCGCGACATTCTTTTTCATGGTTTTCCTTTAAGTCGTTGGTGGCTGGCGCTGATGCCCAGCTTGAGTGTCCGCACTAAGTTACTTGGTAACCAGAAGGCTGCTACTTCTCTCTGTTGCCAACTTGCAGCGTATCAGCCTACGCATTCACCAACACGGCTGGGGACTGACAAGCCAGTTTTCGTTCCGGCAATCTCTCGATTTGTCTCAATCCCCATGCGTGTTGACACCTTAATTGTAAGGCAATGGTACGTCTTTAGGCCACCGCCCTGAGCCTATCAATGCGTCCACCGTCTTTTGGTTCGCCTGATTCCATAGCTGCTGGCGCTCATTTTTGTCCAAATTTGCGCCTTGGTCAATCCCA